CTAACGGCGCGCTGCGACCTTGTCGTCTTGCTCAAAGGGTAGGAGGTCCGGTGCAATGTGCGCATCCCGGCCGAGCGCTGCTCCGCCTTGGAACTCCAACATCATCTCCAACTGATCGGTGTCCCTTTTTGCCTTCGGCGCCTTCGACTGAACGACGCGCGGAGGCACGATCACCGGGAGGTGGGGCCTCTTTCCTGCCAGCAGCTCCCCTACCGTCACAATCTGAAGTCGGGGTAGAGGCCCGTGGGCGGATCGCCTGACGTGTCCAGCGGATGCTGCTTCTGACGTCATGGCTCGCGTGGGTTCAGCCAAAAGGACGAGAACCCCCATCTCGGCTTGCTCGCGCTCCAGCACGCCAGCCAGCTCCCTGACGAAGGCGGGCCCGACGTTCTCTCCGCCCTTGACCGAGATGATGATGCGGCCATGACCATATGGCCCATTGGGGAAGAAGATGTTCCCGTCGATCCCTCTGTCTGCCCCCTTTTTCGTCTCGTTGTAGCTGTGCGCCCCCAAGAGCCATGCTGACCACCATTGAAACTGGTGCTTATCCCGCCGTGCCAGGTCGCGGGCCCCAACCAGGTCGGTCGGTCGTCCACGCACCGCGAATCGGGCGTCCGGGTGCGACTTCCGCATCCGAGCTTCTATGAGTGTGACGGCATAGTGTGTGACGTCGATCCCGGTCCAATCCCTGCCTAACTGCTCCGCCGCCTCCACGGTTGTTCCGCAGCCGCAGAACGGATCAAGGACGACGTCTCCGGGTCGAGACGACGCAGAGATAATTCGCCGGAGCAGAGCGACCGGTTTTTGGGTGGGGTAGCCGAGCCGCTCCTTTGCCCTCGCGTTCAGCGGCGGAACATCGAGGATGCAGTCCTGCAAAGGTACCCCTGCGCCCGGGAACTGCTTGACGCGCGGGAGCCCATCGCTCGAGGAGGTCCAGTAGAGGAGGTCTGCAGCGTCCAGAGCATCCAGCTTCTGGTGGACGGAGAGTTGCTCGAAACCCTGGATGGCTTCGGCGGCTGCCTTTGGCACTGCCCAATGGCGCCCCCTCGATGTAGGGTCATGCCCGCGCCACGGTAGTCCTGATTCACCCTCGCGTGTGCCCGGACCCGTCAGACTGACGTCCTGGAAGCGCCCTCGTTTGTCCTCGCGATCATATCGCTCCTCGATGTACCCGCGTTCATATGCCTGAAACTGTCGGTTCCACGTGTAGCGATCACCCGCGCTGTAGAAGAAGATCGTGTCGTGAACCGGCGCCCAACGAGCCGCACCTGCGTGCGAGCCAGTCCGCTTCCAAACGATCTCACTTCGAAAATTCTCGGCACCGAAGCTCGCGTCCAGAAGGAGCTTCAGGTAGTGCGACGCGCTGGGGTCGCAGTGGAGATATAGCGAACCCGTTGGCTTGAGTACCCTTCGGAGCTCAGTTAGGCGGACAGCCATCATGGCGACGTAGGCCATCATGGCGTTCTCGCCCATCCAGGCCCTCATGCCCTTCAAGAGCAACGCCATGCGGCCGCCTTGGCGCATTACCTCCTCAAATGCGTAAGCTGCGTGCTCGCCCCACTCCCACGTGTCGCGGAACGCGCTGGCCTGTGCGGCCGACTTCCCCGTCGTCTTGTCGCCGAAGAGGACGTTGTACCCAGCGTCCGAATTGAAGGGGGGATCGAGATAGATGAGGTCAGCCGACTCGTCCTTCACGTGGTCACGAAGGACCTCAAGGTTGTCCCCGAAAAAGAGCGCGTTGCTCATCCCTCACCCCATCTTTGTGTGTGCAGAGTGCTCCCCTGCAACTTGCTCGTCTGTTAACGGCTCGCCGCCGGGATGCGGCAAAGGGAAATCAGGCCGAAGCTGCTTGTTCCGACCGGCCGGCCTCACGGTGACCGGATGATCAGCTCCGCCGCAGGCCTCGGCCGGTCCCCCACGAAGTAGGTCGTCTCGGCACCCTCGACCCTCGCCCAGGCGAACGTCTCGCGGATCTCCGGCACGTCGTTCAGCGACAGCACGAAGAGCCCTCGAAGGCCCTTCAAGGCGGTCGCGAGGGCTTCGAACTCCGCCCGCTCGAACATCCCCCGGCCGTAATAGTGCTCGCTGCCGAAGTAGGGTGGGTCGACGTAAAACAGCATCCCCTCGCGGTCCCAGCGCCGGATGAACTCCTGCCACGGCAGGCACTCGATCCAGACGCCGGCGAGGCGCTCGTGTGCCGCCTCGAGGAGCGCGCCCAGACGCGTGACGTCGAAGCGGGCCGGCTGTGTCGGCGCAACGCCGAAGGTCCGCCCCGCCACCTTCCCTCCGAAACCGAGGCGCTGAACGTAAAGGAAGCGTGCGGCCCGCTCGAGGTCGGTAAGCGTCGCCGGGTCCTGGGCGAGGAGCCTCTCGAACTCGGCCCTCGAGGCGAGCTGCCACTTCAGCATGTCCATCAGCGCCTGGTAGTGGCGCTGCAGGATGCGGAAGAGGGTCGCCACGTCCTGCGACAGGTCGTTGATCGCCTCCACCGGCGGCGCTGTCGGCCGGCGCAGGAACACGCCTCCCATGCCGACGAACGGCTCCGCGTAGCCGCTGTGCGGGATCTCGTCGAGCACGGCGATCACCCGCCGGGCCAGGTTGCGCTTGCCGCCGACATAGCCGGCGACCGGTCGCGCCGGCTGAACGAGCCGGCGCATCGATTCCGTCATTGCTTGAAGCCCTCGACTCCGCCGATGCTCCGGCCGCGGCGCAAGCCGTGGCGGGGCGGCGATGAAGGTTTCGCTCGTCGGGCGGGGAACTGACGCCAATCTGCACCCCGCTGCCGGCCTCGGCCGGCCCCCGTCTCCCCATGCCCCGGCGCCCGCCGGTCAGACCTCCTTCCCGATGAACTCGGACCCGTCGAATCCCTCGGCGAAGCCACCGCCGCTGCCCGAGCTCGCGTCTTCGATGCCTTCGAACTCCACCGCCGTCTGGTAGCCGCCGGGCCCGAACAGGTGCTCGACAGCGATCGCCCGCCAGGTGCCGGTCGCCCCCTCGCCGAAGTCGAGCAGCATGAGGTCCGCCTCGGCGCGCGCGGCCGTGCGGCCGACCGAGATCAGGAGCGATCCGGAGCCGCTCGTTCGGTTGAGCCGGGTGAGCTCCGCCTCGGCGGCCGCCTTCGCCTCGCCCTGCGTCCCATAGACGTTCCGCAGCACCTGCGCCGGTCCATCGCCGGCGCCGGTGACGCGCTCGAGCACGGTCTTGCCGGTCGTCGTGTCATGCCACTTGGCGACGCAGCTGCCGAAGCGCTGCCGCGGCACGCCGTCGATCTGCCACTCCACCACGTCGCGCTCGCGCAGCACGATCGGGGGCAGCGTTCCACCGCTCGCCGTCCCGCCTCCGCGCGGCACGAACACCAGCCGTCCGGCGGCGACCTTCACAATGGCGTTGAACCGCTCGCCAAGCCGCGCGAGGAAGTCGATCGCCGACTGGTCGATGCGCAGGAGGTAGGGCAGCGTGATGCCGGCGAGCGTGCCGTCGATCGCCGGCGTGAGCCCGTGCCGCCCGGCGACCGTCGAGACCACGTCTCCGAGCGTCGTCTCGTCGAAGTGCTCGGAGGCCGGCTCCTTCAGGTCCTCGCGCAGGTCGGCCGGGCGGGCCGTCATCGTCAGGTATCGGCCATCCCGGGGGTTCTTGCCGATCGTGTAGCCGGCCACCACGAAGTCACCGAAGGCCCGGATCGAACGGCCTTCGAAGCCACCGGACGGCGAGAGCACCGTGCCCTCCCGCGGCAGGGCGATGCGCCCGCCGGCGTTGTCGAAGTCGACCTCGAAGAGGTCCGCCACCTCGCCACTCTCATCGCGGATGCGCGCCGACTTCAGCGCGGTGAAGAACGCCCCGCTCACCGGGCGGCCGTCGGCGAAGACCTGCAGGACGGGCTTCACGCCGTCAGCTCCACAGCGAGATCGAGGCGGCCGCCGGCGTCGTCACAGATGATCGCTCCGGCATGGTCAGGCGGGTGCCGATCGGCAGAATGGCACCACGGGCGGAGAGGCCCGGGTTGGCGTTGAGCACCCGCTCCGTATGGCCCGAGGTGGCGCCGTAGTACTCGTGGCAGACGAGGTCGACCGTCATGCCGTCGCGTCGGATCTCGATCACCTCCGCCATCACCAGAGCCCCATGCCGAAGGTGCCGCCGGTCTCGTCATAGGCCGCAACCTCGATGTCGTAGGTCAGGACCTGGCCGGAGCCGTCCGGACTGATCTCTTCCTGGGCGTCGGAGATCAGGGTGATGATGACGAGGCCCCAGACGCGACCGAGCGTGCCGCTCCCGAAGCCGACGAGCGGCACCGGCAGGCCGGCTGCCTGCGTCAGGCGGATCGCCTCGAACTCGGAGCGGCCACCGAACTCTCCCGGAAGGAGCACGCCGCTGATCGTCAGCGGGTCGTCGCCGAATCCGACGAACTGCCGCGATGGCCGGACGCCGAGCCGTGGCACCGAGGCCCACAGCGCCTCGGTCAGCCGCTCGAGGCGCTGGTAATTGAGCGGCAGCACCTCGAAGACGTGCGGCCCGAGCGCCATCAGCGGCCAGCTCATGTCGACACCCCGTCGTGCAGCGCGCCGGCCTTCGCCTGCTTGATCGCCTGGTCCTGCTTGCGCATCACGCGGCGGGCCACCTCTTCAGGATTGCCGGCGCCGGGGATGTTGAAGTGATTGGTGATCTGCTGCGCGGGCTGCCCGGAGCCTCGCCCGCGGCCCCCGCGCGGCTGTGACGCCCCTCCCGGAAGCGCCTCGGGCACAGGCAGGCCTCCTCCGCTCGCGCCGGGCTTCGGCCGAGGCCGTGCTCCAACCGCCACCGCCTGCGCGATCGACCGCATCGCGCCTTCCGGCAGGGCTCCCACCCACGGCTTGCCCTTGCGCGTCTCGACCGGCTCGACGTGCCAGTCCTCCCAGCTCATCGGGAACTTGAGCCCGAAGCGCTCAGCGTTTTCGTGGAACCACTGGACGACCTTGGTCGGCGCCTTGCCATGCTTGAGCGTCTGCCCACCCCACTGCAGGTCCGCCGCCTGGCCGAAGTTGTGCAGTGAGCGGCCCGGCCGGGCGACCATCCGCCCGGACTTGTCGCTCCGGTTCCACAGCACGGTCTGCTCTGCGATCGAGCGATGGCCGGAACGGACGCCGAACTTCTCGCCGAAGATCTTCTCGGCCTCGGCCGCCATCGCTGCCAGGCGGGCGGCGAAGGCGTCGCTCAGACCGTCGACGTTCGATGCCGGCTTTCCGTTGGCGAGACGTGACCGCAGATAGGCCTTCGCCGACGACGGGTCACCGATGTCCGCTGGTGCTGGCGCCAGTGTTCCCGCAGCAGGGGTTGCTGCAGCGCTGGCACCCGAGCCTCCGCCCGAGACGGCGCCCGCGCCGCTGCCGGAGCCACCACCCGACGTACGTCCCGAACCACCGCCCCCGCCTCCCGCCGCCCAAGGAGCACCGCCGCCGGGATGATAGGCTGCTTCCAAGATGCGCGGGCCGCCGTCGCCACCACCATATCCACCGCCGCCACGTTGCCAGCGGACAGGGATGTCGAGGCCCTGGCGGAACATCCGCTTCAGACGCTCGAAGATGCCCGTCGCCTCCTTCTCGACCCGTGTACCCTCTGCCGCGAGCCCGTCTGCCGTTCCTTTCCCGAGTGCCTCGCCGGCCGCTTGACCCGCGGCGGCCGCCTCCTCCGCGAGGACCTTCTCGAGGTCGGCGATCGCCGCCTCCAGCTCGGCGATCTCTGCCTCGCGACCGGCGCGCTGGCCGGCCAGAGTGTCGACGTCCCCCCGCGGCCCCGGCATCGCGGCAAGAGCCTCGCGCTGACGAGCGAGTTCGGCCCGCAGGTCGTCCAGCACCTCGTCGTTGGTGGCTGTCCCGGCACCGCCGGTGCCGGGGAGCACCCGCTGGATCAACGGTGTCTCCGGGAACAGCCAGTCCGGCAAGATGCTACGGATGGCGTCGTTCCACTTCGCGGCCCGCTCCTGGTTGTTTTTGAACCACACCTGGAACTCGGCCTCGTCGTCCGGCATGAGAGCGGTGAGCCAACCCAACAGCCCTCCTACCAACAGCCCGCGCCGGCCGATGCCGAGACCCGGTGCGGAGCCTGCAGCTGCCGAAGTCGCACCTGCGGCTGCACCAGCGGCAGTTTGGAGAGCAGCCATCGCTTTGCGCAGCTCGTAGAGGCTCGTCAGAAGACCAAGGAAGAACGGCGCCATCGAGATACCGGCGACCGCCGCTGCTAGGTATCCCCAGCCGCCGACCCATTCCTTCACGGTGTTCACAGCTTCGCCAAACGCCTTCACCCCCTCGGCGATGCCCTTCCAGTCCACCCCGCGCACTGTCTCCGCCAGGCTCTTCGCGAAGCCGCCGATCTCGTCGGCCAGCATGCCGCGGTTCGCCTTGAGCCACTCCGTCAGGTCGGTGGTGAGCTCGCTGAGGACCGGCAGCACCTCCCGCGCAACCTCGTCGCGCAGCCCCTGCAGCACCGTCTTCATGCGGTCGAGGTTGTCGCTGAAGTCCTTCGCCGCCTTAACCGTCTCCGGGTCGACGATGCCCATCAGGGCGCGCGCCTCGGCCCGGGCAGCGTCCATGCCCTCACGGCCGCCCTCGGCGAGGCTGATCATCTTCTCGCCGCCGCCGCCGAAGATCGCCTTCGCGCCGTCGATCCGCTTGCTGGCGTCCTTCTCCTGGGCGAGCGAGTTCACCAGCGTCTCGAACACGAGCGCCACCCCCTCCGGGGTCGACGTGTCCATCCCGCGGATGGTCTTCAGGAGCTGCGAGTTGTTCTTCTTCAGGAAGTCGTTGAGCTGCCCGCTGCCCTTGCCGAGCTTGGCCCCGCCGACACCGCCGAGCATCGCCTTCAGGGCGCCGTCGAGGTCCTGGCCGGTGCCGCCGGAGACCTCGGTGGCATAGCGGAACTCGCGGTAGCGCTGGGTATCGAGGCCGACGCGGCCGGCGGCCTCGCTGTCGCGGGCAAGGCCACGGCTGTAGGCGATCGTGCCGCCGATGAGGCTGCCGGCGCCGAGCGCGCCGCCGATGCCGAGCGCACTCGCACCCATACGCGCCGCGCCGAGCCCGAAGCGCCCGAGCCCCTTCGCCACGTCGTGGATGCGCCGGAGGCTGCGGCCGACGCCGTCGGCGGCCCGCTCCACCCGGCCGAGCTCCCGCGCGAACTGGCCCGCGTCCCGCTCGGCCTCCTTGAGAGCCCGCCCGGCGTTGGTGCCGATGGCCTTGCCGGTGTCGGTCGCCTTCTCGCCCGCCTTGCCGAGCTGCTCGGCGAGCCCCTTGGCCGCCTCGACCAGCTCCTGCACGCTGACGACGGCGGTCGAGAGCTCGGTCCCGATCTTCTGGGCGCCGTCCTCGGCGGCCCTCTTTCCAGCGGCCCTGGCTTCTTCGAGTGCCTTGCCGAGATCGTTCGCCTGTGCGACGGCCGCGGGCAGCCCGCCGCCACCCGCACCGCCACCCCGGCCCCTGCCTATCGCATCGAGAGCTTCAGCGGCGGCGCGCGCCGGCGCCGTCAGCTGGTCGACGAGCTTGAGAACGACCTGGACGTCGAAGGAGGACATCGCACCCTACGCTTGGCTGCGGAGCTTCCGGACCGCCGCTTCCGACCACCAGGCGAGGTCGTCGAGCCCGAGCGCGTCGATGGTGTCGGGCGACCAGCTGTAGGCGGCCGCCACCACCTCGATCATGGCGCCGAGGTCGGCGGCTGCATAAAAGACGCGATGTCGATCTGGCCGAGCGCAGCGAAGAGCCTGGTGGTGTCTTCCACCTCGAGCGCGTCGATCACCGCCTCGTCGACGCCGGCGAGGATCGCGACAACGGGAGCCAGGTCGTCGAAGACCGCGAGCATCCCGAAGGGGTCGCCCCCGGCCTCGGCCTTCTCGGCCTTCTCGCCCAGCGCCACGAGCTTCGAGAAGGCGCCGGCCCGATGCAGCTTGCGCAGTTCGCCCGTGCGCGGCTTGCGCAGCGTGAGCTCGGCATGCTTGACGCCGCCGACCTCGACGGGGGTGGCGAGCGGAACGGTGACGGCGGAGAGCTTGCTCATCACCGCCTCAGATGCCGAGGATGCGGTTGCGCTGCGCCGTCACCTCGACGCCGTTCACGATGCGGCGGTTGGACTTCAGGTAGAAGCCGTGCACCACCGTCGAGCCGATCGCGTCCGTGTAGGTGTGCACCGAGCCGACCTGGTACTGCATGCCGATCAGGTCCGGCGACCGGTTCTGGGCACTCTCGATCGAGTTGAGGCAGCCGATCACGGTGACGACGCGCCGCTTGGCGTCGCCGTTCATCTCGTCGATCAGCTGCTCGACCAGCGTGTAGGTGCGGTGGCGCCCCGTCGCGAGCCCGAACAGCGCCATCGTCTCCGGATCGCGGTTGATCAGCGAGAACGACATCGTCAGCGGGGCGACCGCCGACAGCCCCACCTGGTAGCCCATGTGGCCGCCGCCGGGCGTGAAGTCGCGGGTCTGTGTGGTGAGGGCGGGAAGCTGCACCGTCTCGGTGACGAGGTGCTTCGACACCCCGTCGCAGAACAGGGCCCAGCCGTGGACGATCTCGCGCATCTGCGACATGAGGGCGGCTCCGTCAGGAGGTCAGCTGGTTCTGCTCGAGCGCCGACAGGATGTCGGTGGCGAGCACGTCGAAGTAGGCCGCGTTGCGGCGCGAGCCGAACTGCAGGTCCTGCAGGGGCGGCGTCTCCTCGGCATCGAACTCGACGCGCAGGATGCCGCTCCGCAGCTCCGCGTTGCTGTTCTGCTCCGGCAGCCAGTAGGCACGGCCGCCGAGGATGGCGCCGGCACCGGTCAGCTCGTCCAGGAACTGGTCGAGCGACTGGATGACGGCCACGGCCAGGTGCTTGTCGAGGTTCTGGTCCATCGCCCAGCGGAAGGCCCGCACGATCGACCGCTCGATCGCGTCGCGCGTGCGCCGGACGTTGACGAACCGCCAGAGGGGGTCGATCGCCAGCGTCTCGTTGCCCCACAGGATGCGGTTCTCGATGACGGTGGCGATGCGCTGCTGGTTGAGCGCGTTGGCGTCGTGGTCGGTGTCGCCGTCGTAGTAGGAGATGGGCACCGCCGTGCCGAGGCAGCCGCCGATCGCCTGGTTCGAGGGCGACCAGTAGGGGCCGCCCTTCTGCTTGTCGCGCTTGACGAAGAGCGCGGCGACGCGGGCGGCGAGCGGCGCGGTGACCACTGCCTCCGCCACCGACGACCACACCTTGATGTGCGGCCAGGTCACGTAGAGGCGCGCCCCGTCGGTCCAGGCCGCGCGCCAGGCGAGCGCCTCGGCCCGGGTGGCGCCGCCGGCATCGACGACGGCGATCGCCTTCAGCTTCGTCGCGACCGCCTCGAGGGCGCCGACGAGGGGGTTCGCGACCGCCCCGACCACGACCGTGCCGAGCGTCGCGCCGGTGCCACCGCCGCCCGTCAGCGACGCCGTCGGCGCGGTGGTGTAGCCGGTGCCGGGATTGGTGATCTGGATCGCGACCACCTTGCCGGCGTCGGCGCCGGTGCCCAGCACGGCGGTCGCGGTCGCGCCCGTGCCGCCACCGCCGGTGAAGGCAACGGTCGGGGGGGTGGAGTAGCCCGAGCCGGGCGCCGTGACGGGAACCGACAGCACGCCGCGGCTGACGTACTGTGTCGTGTAGCCGGGGGCGATCAGGATGCCGGGGTCTTCGCCGAAGAGGTTCCGGCAGCGCAGCAGCGCATAGACGCCGCTGAAAGCCGCGGCCGAGCCGATCATGTTCGCCGTGGTCTCGGTGACCTCGGTCGACGGCGTCTCGCTCGTCGACTTGGCCACCCGCACGGCATAGATCCGCGCGACGATCCCCTGGTCGGTGATGGCCTGGAAGTTGTCGAGGCCGGTGCCGGTCTCGCCGAGCGCCGCAAGGGTTGCGGGATCGTTCGAGAAGCACTGCACCACCGAGTTCAGCGGGAAGACGTCCGCGTCGGCGTCGGGGGCAGTGAAGACCATGCCGATCGACGTCGTGTTGTCGAGCTCGACCGGCCGCGGGCTCTGGCCGGCGTCGAAGACGCGGATGCCATGGTTGTAGGTGGTGTCGGCCATCGGAGATCCTTGGCGGCTTGACCCGGGGAAGCGATCGCTGCAACCCTATCGGCGTCAGGCAGCACCATCACCGGGGACGCGCGTCCCCGCTGAGGCACCCACTTCCACCCGTTCCGCGTGCACGCTAGGCTCCTCCGACTGGGGAGGATGTGTCATGCACAAGGGAAAGCGGTTCAGCGACAGACGGGTCGACCTCGATGGCCAGACCTTAATCGACTGCACCTTCGAGCGCTGCAAGCTGGTCTTCTCAGGCGGCGAGCTGCCGACCTTTCACGGGACCACGTTCGACAGCTGTCAATGGATCTTCGGCGGTGCGGCCCTGCGCACAGGCTTGTTCCTGGCGCTGTTGCGCGATCTCGGTGGGGGAGAGATCGTCAACGGGTTCATTGAGCAGCTCAGTAGGGTCCCAAGATCAGCCACCTCGGCGAGACGGTGAGGCGACCAATCGGCTACTCCTCGCTTGGTGCTTCGCCCGACGGTGCGTCAGCGTCATTGAGCGGGGGCAGCGCTGCGATCAGATCCTCGACGCTCCCCGCGGCGCCGGCCGCCTGCCGAGCGATGCACGTCGCCCACACCTTCGATCGCCAGCGTCGGAACAGCCGGCCTTCCTCCATGAACGCGAACACCTCCGGCTCCTCGGCGTAGGAGACGGCCGAGCGGATGTCGTCGTAGCCACGCGCCTGGGCGGCGGCGTCGAGGTGCGCCTGGACGGCGGCGGCGTACTCCTGCTCGGTCGGCATGATGTCAGCTCCGGTAGGGGTACTTGAACGCGGAGACCGAGGTCATCGCCCGGTTACCGGTGCCGGAGTTGGCGACGGCGCAGAACAGCCCGAGCTCCGGCGACCAGCGGACGACCTGCCAGGCGTTGTCGGTGGCGCTCGTCCGGACCGTCCAGGTGATCCCGTCGGGCGACGTCATCACCCGGTCGCCCGTCCCGACGCCGGCGCTGGCGATGGCCACGAAGAGGCCGAGCTGTGGCGACCACTCGACGAAGGTCCATGAATTGTCCGCAGGGCTCGTCCGGAGCGTCCAGGTGATGCCATCCGGCGAAGTCATGACCCGGTTGCCGGTGCCGGAGATCGCCGTCGCGACGAGGAGGCCGAGCTGCGGCGACCAGGCGAGCCCGCGCCAATCATTGTCGGCGGCGCTGGTGCGCGCCGTCCAGGTGACGCCGTCGGGGGACGCGGAGATGCGGTTGCCCGTACCTGTGCCCGCCGAGGCGACGAAGAGCCCGAGTTCCGCCGCCCACACCGCACGCCGATAGGCGACGCCCGGTGTGACCTGTGCGGACCAGGTAATGCCGTCGGGCGAGGTCATGACTCGGTTCGTGCCGGAACCGGCCACCGCCACGAAGAGCCCGCGCTGCGGCGACCAGCAGACGCTCGCCCACGGATTGTCGACCGCACTTGTTCGGAGCGTCCAGGTAATGCCGTCGGGGCTCGTCATCACGCGGTTGCCGGTGCCGCTGTCGGCCACGGCCACGAGAAGGCCGAGTTCCGGCGACCAGCATACCGAGCGCCAGTTGTTGTCAGCAGCGCTGGTGCGCACCGTCCAGGTGATGCCATCCGGCGAGGTCATCACGCGGTTGCCGGTGCCGCTCGCGCCAACCGAGACGAACAGGCCAAGCTCCGGCGCCCAGCAGAGACCGCTCCAGCTGTT